CGCGATATATGAGAGCTTTGCTGATGTCTTTCTGTCTTTGTTCGTTGTTCATATTTTTAAAAGTAGTGGAAAGTTGGGATTGCGTCAAGGATTATTTTTGCGCTTTAATTTCCTTGTCCACTTGGAGGTAGCCATCAGGGCTACGTTTCAGAGTCCATTTTCTGCCGTGAAAAATTGCGTAGGCGCGTCCAGCGTCATGCTTGACGATGCGTTGAATTTTCTTTCCAGCAAAGGTGAGTATTGTTTGTTTCATATTTTTAATGTAGTCTAAAAAAGTTGTTTTGTAAAGGATTTATTTTGCCCAAAGAAATTTTTCTTGATGTAAGATTTGAGTATTACGCATTACGCGCAATGCTTTCAGGTTATTTTTTAGTTGCTGGCGAGAAAATGCAAGGCGGCGATATTTCCATCCTTCCATTATGCTGAGGCGAAGAGTCACGCGAATAGTATCGAGGATATCTGTGTCAATTTTTTCGATGTCAGTGTTCATATTTTTAAAGTAGTCTAAAAAAGTTGTTTTGTCAATAGGTTTTTTTATTTTCCTTCGATGGCGATCTTCGCAAGAATACCAATCGTGCAGATCCAAACCACAAAAACCATGTAAGCTATTTCGTTTTCCATGTATTCAAGGTATCACAAAACTCCGTTCATGCAAGGGATTTTTTTATTTTAATTCATTTTAATTATTGGCGTGAAAAAGATTTCCCTTGACACCCCCCCCAATTTTTCGAATTTTAGAACAGCCACGGCCGAAAAAGCGCCCGGGGGTCTTAAAATTCATTCTCCCCAATTAAATTAATTAATATTAGTCTATCTCAACCAATCAAAAATAAAATAAATAAATCACATCGTCTGATTCATGTGCGTTTCATGTGTTTATGTTTGTGTTTATGGCGGTAGGGGGAGGGGGGGGGTATTTTTCAAAAAAATGATTCTTATTTATTCAAATTTGCGTTCAAGTCGTTTCGGCCGGGGCCCTAATTTGTAATATGGCAAAATAAATATAAAAAAATCTTAGCGCGCGATCTCTACGCGCCGAATTGAATGCAATTGTTATTCAAAAGTGTATATATTAATCATGAACGAACTTAATGAGGCTGCAAAACTAGGGTAATTGGTTGTTTTGACTGGTTTAATTGATTGATTTTATACTTTGTATTTTTATTATTACCATTACAATTAGTTATTGGATTAAACTTATTAAGTGAATTAAGTGAGTGATCCAATTGTTAATAATTTAGCTTTTAGTAATTTTAAATGTATTATACCTATATGCAAAAAAATAAAAAGTCAAAATATTCTGCGACTGATAAAAATGATAGTGGCAAATCAAATCGAACAGAAGGATTGGAAGTAAAAACGGATACTTCTATGCATGTGACTCAGCGTCCTAAAATTAATTTTAATTTAGGCATAAAAGAGCGTTCAGATTTAACAGAAAAGCAAAAGAACCTGCTCGAAACATCGCTGAATAAGAATACTAAATGTGTTTTTATCGACGGTCTTTACGGAACTTCTAAATCTTATTTGGCGGTTTTGTCTTCGTTGAAATTGTTGAATGCAAAGAAGGTTGATGAGATTATTTTTATAAGAAACCCTGTTGAGTCTTCTACCACTGGTAAAATCGGATTCATTCCCGGAACCAGCGAGGAAAAAATGGCTCCATACAATGCAATCTTATTTGACAAACTAGAAGAAATGCTTCCAGAATCTGACATAGCCAAATTAAAAAAGGATAATAGAATAAATTGTCATCCAGTGGGATTTGTTAGGGGTCGCTCTTGGAATTGTAAGGCTGTTATTGTGGATGAAGCATCATCGATGACGTGGGACGATCTATTTCTTGTTTTGACAAGGTGCGGAGAGTTTACAAAGATATTTTTTATAGGTGACTCGGTAAATCAAAACGATATTGGTGCAAAATCCGGATTCCGAAAAATGTTTGATCTATTTAACGATCAAGAGAGTAACGATTTTGGAATTCACTGTTTTGAACTGCGGGAGTATTCTGACATTGTGAGATCTGGATTGCTAAGATTTGTAATGGAAAAAGCCGGGTTGATTAAAAAACCCAAAATTTGAAAAATTATGAAAACATATATACAAATTGGTGCTAATATCGGCGATGATGATTGGGGCGCAATATGGCTGTCTCATATGCCAAACCACATGTTAACCCTAAAAGAATAGTTAGCTTTCTTGAAAAAGAAAGAATAACTTTCTAGGTATGTCATTTATGCTTTTATAGTTTTGCTCTAACCCAAACTTGCTCACTCCTAACTTGTTCCAATCGGACGTTTTTCCAGTTTTTTTATCATTTATATTCGGCCAAATTCCGTACTCTCCCCAATATAAGTATTTGTATAGCACTATATTGGCTTTACATCGATATTCTCTCCTGTCTACGGGTAGTTTATATTTATTAATTAGTTTTATAGCGGCTTTATCACAATCTAGTTCCATTTTTATTATTGATTGGGATAATTTTAATCTATTTGGTTTGTTTATTTTTTTTATGTTTTTGCTATTTTTAAAAAGATTATTTAAATTGTCCACGTTGGATACTTTTATTTGAAAATCATTCCAATATTCGCTTTTATTTATGCATTGTAAAAAATGACAATACTCATGTGCTAAAACGCCTATCCAATAGGTAGAAGACATGTCCAAAAAGCATTTTATTGTCATATCAAACTCCGAAAACTCGCCATCTATTTCATTTGTATTTGTAGATGGTTCTTTAAATATTAATTTTCCTCCTTTTTTGGCAAGATGGGATTTAATTATCAATACAAATTGCTGTATGTCGTATTTTTTAAAAATGTTTTCTAATTTATTACGCATAGAATATATTACATTATATAAATCGACAGGGACTAGAAATAAATTGATAATAATGAATTTATATTTATAATTGATATATGAAACTATACTGTAACAAATGCTACGCAAAAACTGAATATAAGTTTTCCAAGCCAAAATTCTGCCCCGAGTGCGGAGAAAAGGTTTCTGGATTTGTTGACGTTTCTTCCGCTCGTGTAGAAAAACCTAAAGAAAATTTGCAAAAATTAGAAGAATTAAAGGTTTCTCGTGTTGCGAAAAGTAAAAATGAGTCGGTATTGGATGAGGACGAATTGTATTTAGACGATGAAGATCAAAACTCGCAAGAAGATTACGTTCAGACTCAGAGAAGCATAGAAAATTTTAAAAGAAATGGAAGAAAGTCTGGCGTTGTAGTAGAAAAGTCAGACTTTAATGCTGGAATTTCTTTTGGAGAGCTGATGCAGAAGACTTCTAATAGACCTGATGAGTCTAATGATTTTAAAAATTTGAATAGTTTAGATAATAAAAAAACAAAAAAGCAAATTTTAGAAGAATTTAAAGCCGAGTCATCTAGCGAGGCAAGAATAGTAGATATAAATTAATAATTATGCTAGATGAAACTAAATTTAGCGAAAATAGACCAATTTTTTCCGATTGCATTTATATAATAGATTCCGAACTTCAAAAAAGAAAATCTAGATGGAGATTGAATGCAATAGCATGGATGGATTTCGATGATGTTTGCCAGAAAATAAGATTACATATTTTCAATAAATGGGATCAATGGGATAATAAAAGGGGCCTTCGTCCATGGATTAATACAATTATTACAAATCAGATGACTAATTTGGTTAGGAATAATTATTCTTCATTTTCAAAACCATGCTTGCAGTGTAAATATAACCAGGGAGGGAATTTGTGCGCAATTTATGGATCGCAGTCATCGGATTGCAAGGATTATAGCAAATGGGAGCTTGGAAAAAAGGATGCTTACTTAATAAAGATGCCGATAAGCTTAGATCACTCCATGCGCGATTTAAATAATGAGAATAAACAGCAAGCGATTGATGTAAAGGATAATTATTCTTATATGGATTATGAATCTAAAATGGCAAAGTTTCATCAATCTATGAAAACTAAGCTTTCAGCAATAGATTGGAGAGTCTATAGCCTTTTATATGTTGAAAATTTAGATGAAATAGAGGCTGCAAAATTAATGGGCTATAAAACGAGTGAAAAAAATAGATCGCCGGGCTATAAACAGATTAAAAAAATTAAAAATAAAATTTATAAAATAGCTAAACTAATATTATTAGACTCTTAATGAATCCAGAAGAAGAAAAAATAACCTTAAGTGGAGATCAGCAAGATATAGTGCGATCTGCATTTACCAATGGAGCAACTCCTAACTTATCTGAATTAACTAGATTAGTTTTTAAAAATAACTCGATAGACGGAAGGAGCAAAGAGGGAAGGGCTATAAAAGAGTATATTGCGGAATTTAAAATAGGAAACGTAAGGGTAAATGTAATTAAAAAAATGGAGCCTTACGCTCTGTCAGAAGAGCATAAAGAAAAAATAAAACAAGAATATAGAAAAGATGGATTTACAACTCTTATTTTTACTAGAAATTTGCTTGATGATCAAACAATTAGCGCTCTTCATTTGGAGCATCGCGCTATCAGTGACTACGTTAGGTTTTTGCAAGATCAGGATGATAAAAAAAGTCTGAGGATTGGTGATTCGGGAGAGTTTGAAACAATAAATTATGAACCTTCTTCGAATTTGAGGAGAGGAGTTGCTCCAACTGAACAATATAGACCACCAGCCACTATGGTACAGGTTATCGCAAGAATAAATAAATATTTAAACTACGGCTGGAAAGAAGAAACTCTAAAACGTGCTCAAATTAAAAGTGTTGAAGCCTTATTCTCTTACCTTAAGATATTTAGGTTCCTTTATCAAGTAAATAATTATTCTAGACAGGAAGATAGGGAGCTGTTTGAGGATGCTTTTATTAGATACACTCACGATAAGGACGATCTATCTCAAGAGGAAATAGATCAATTTGTAACCTTGTCTAATGAAGTGGTTATAGCCGCAGATATACAAAGAAGAATAGAGTATTTGAGAATATCATTAGATGATATGGCTTCGGAGTCGGATGGGAGAAAGATAAGCATGAGTCTTAATGAAGCCATCAATAATGCTCAGACTGAGTACAATCAATGTATTTCGCGTCAGGATAAATTATACAAGAGTCTTACTGTTAATAGATCCAAAAGAATAGAAGAAAAAAGAAACGAAAATGCATCTATCTTGAATTTGGTTTATGCCTGGAAGCAGGAAGAAAATAGAGAAAGAATGATTGCTCTAGCCGAGAGACAAAGGGAAGCTCTGAAAGAGGAAGTTGAAAAACTGTCTTCAGTTGACGAATTCAAGGCTATAATTCGTGGAATTGATCCAAAAGAAATTTTCAATACTTAATAAATATGGAATTTTCTTGTAAGGAAAAAAACTGCGTTTATTTGTGTGATGATAAGGATGAATTTATTAATCATATTAAGGATATTCATGGTATTAAAATCGATCAGTATCTAAAATGTAATTTAAATAAGAAAGATTTACTCACTAAGGAACCTATTGATTACAAAAGCTTTGAACAATACCTATTAACTGACTTCGTAAACAAGAAGAATATGCTAGCGTGGTTGAAAGTAGAAAAAGACGGTTTAGCAAAAAAATTTTTATTGTATAAAATTATTGAACATTCTAAATTAAAAAGTGTATCGCATTTTCCGTCATCTTCTGAGATAAGAACTATATCATATTTACCATCTATTAAGACATATCAATTTTTCTTTGAAAACCTTAATCAATTCATTGACTCTACTGGTTTAAATAGAAGATACAACTACAATAAAAATGAATTAAATTTTAATTTTATTCGCAGAAAAAATGTGATCATTGACACTAGAGAACAGAAGCCGATAAAGATTACTGATTATGAAATTATAAGTAAAAAACTTGAGTTTGGAGACTATTCGTATGATGAACTACTTGCAGTCGAAAGAAAGTCGCTTAATGATTTGGTTTCTACGCTATCTTCTGGATTTGATAGATTTAATAGGGAGGTAGAAAGAGCAAGGGGGGCTGGTGGATACATAGTAGTGGTAACTGAGTGCGATATCAATAAGTTTTTATCATTTTCTTACTCTAGAACTGGAAGATATGCAAAGGCGTCTTCTGATTTTATATTTCATAGGTTTAGGGATATATGTAAAAGTTTTCCTGAAACTGTTCAGTTTTGTTTTTCTGGTGGCAGGAAGGAATCATCTGAAATTATTCCTAAAATACTTTCACTTGATTGTGATACTGCTAAAACATTAGATTTTCAATACTTGATAGAGCATAAAATTATTTAATATATGTGGGAAATAGGAAATCAAGATATTATTATTCCAGACAGGCACTTTAACGAGGAGCTTTTGGAGATGCGTGGAGAGATGGATGATCCTACGGCTCGAATAACACTTGCTAAGTTTTTAAAATCTAATATTGGATTAACAACTGAATTATTTTTAGGAATAAAACTTGAAAAATACCAGGAAATAGCTATTAAGGCTATGTTCAATAGAAATTTTAGTATGTTGACGTGGGGAAGAGGCGCGTCTAAGAGCTTCTGTGCGGCTGTTTTTTGTATACTTCAATGTATTTTCGAACCAGGAACTAAAATACTAATAGCTTCGGCTAACTTTAGAACTTCTAGAAGGTTGTTTATGGAAGTTGATAAAATGATCAATGCTAAAGATGCTGGATTAGCAAGGCAATGCTTTAAGGATCCAGTTAAGAGAAATGATGAATATGTTTATCCAGTTGAATTGCCAAATGGAGGCTCTATAACTGCTATTCCTCTAGGTGGAGAGAATACGAGAGGTTACCGCGCTTCTGTTTTGATTATTGACGAATTTTTATTGATGCCAAAAGATATTGTTGAACGTGTTCTGATGCCATTTATGAGTTCTCCTCTTGATGTTGCGGAAAGAATTAGAGTTAGAGAAATAGAAGATCAAATGATCAAAGCTGGCAGACTCAGTGAAAAAGACAGAACGGTATTTAAGAATGCTAATAAGATGATAACGCTGAGTTCTGCAAGTTATACATTTGAATATCTTTTTGAGCTTTATTCTATTTGGTCTGACATCATTAGGGACCCGGGTTTATTGGGGGATAGCGAAAAAATAGGAGAGGACAGAATGGAAGCTATGAAGAACTCTACTTATTTTGTTTCTCAAATGAGTTATGAGTCACTGCCCGAACATATGATTGATCAGGGCGTTATACAATTAGCAAAAAGCGGAGGCATAAGTCATTCCGCATTTCTTAGAGAATATTGCGCTAGATTTGTGGATGGCGGTGATGGTTATTTTTCGCCCAAGAAGATGACACTATGCACAGTTCCAAATGGACAATATCCGACTACTAAAATAGTTGGAGATAAGGGTAAAAAATACGTATTAGCTATAGATCCAAGCTTCAGTGCTTCAAAAAGCTCAGACTACTTTGCTATGGCAATTTTAGAATTAAATGAGGAAGACGGAACTTCAATTTATGTTCATGGGTATCAAAAGGCTGGTACAAGTGTCCAGGATCATATTAAATATTTTTACTACCTATTGACTCACTTTAATATTAAATTAATAATTATAGATAATGCTGGTGGAGATCAGTTTATTGAAGCCGCTAACGGTTCTGCTATTTTTAAATCTAAAAATATTAAAGTCGGTTTTTTTGAATTTAATTCTGATAAAGAAGGCGATGAATATATTGAAATGCTTAAGCAGGCAAAAACGCAATATAATTCCGATACTGGTATGATTTGCATAAAGCAGTATTTTACTTCAGCTTTTATAGGCAGAGCTAATAGCTACCTACAGAGTTGTGTTGACCACAAAAGAGTTTGGTTTGCTAGCGCTTCTTGCGCCCATCCAGATATCGTAAATCAAATGTTTTCTTTAAATATTCCAATAGATTACATTTACCCAAAAGGCATAGACGACGCGCCAGAAGACGCTATAGAAAGAGCTAAGCTCGGTGTTAGAGACTTCATGGAGCAGCAGGATTTTATAATTAAAGACACTAAAGATCAATGTGCCCTTATACAAGTTTCTTCTACGGCTCGCGGTACGCAGAGTTTTGATCTTCCAGGTCATTTAAGAAGACTGACTACTGCTAATAAACCAAGAAAAGACAATTATTCTGCTTTAATGCTTGGAAATTGGGCAGTTAAGGTTTATTTTGATTTGAATTCCGAAAAAGCTGAAAAGGCTAAATACAATTTTACACCCTTTTTTCTATAAAACGTGTAGAATTATACAATAATATAATTATCAAATTATCTTTATTGGTTCAAACAGGAATAAATTAATGCCTAAATCTAAAATGGAAAAAGACTCATCTGTAAGTAAAATTTCTACTTCAAGTATTTCAAAAATGAAAGAAAAAATAGAAATACCTGAGGCTTTGATGGCCTCTTTGGATGATAATTTAAGTATATCTATTGCTTCGACTTGTGAAAGAACCGGAGATACCTCCATGAGAAGAAATATCTCATCTTCTATTACAAAAACGGATAGATTTGCTAATCTAGAAAGAGGGGTTGTTCCATTTGTTTATGGTACTGGCAAAGGTAATTATGAGGCAAATATTTCAGCCAAAGATGCTATAGTTTTATGCCAAAAGGCATACTGGAATGTGCCAATTTTCAGGAATACAATAGATTTAATGACAGAATTTAGCTTGTCAGAAATATACTTGACTGGCGGCAATGAGCAAAGTAGAAAATTTTTCGAATTATGGCTTCAAAAAATAAATTCCTGGGATTTACAAGATCAGTTTTATAGGGAATTTTACAGAAGTGGTAATATTTTTATTTATAAATTTAGAGCAGACTTTGGTAGAGATAACATGATGAAAATTAAGGAAGTTTTTGGAGTGAATGCTCCTAAAAAAAACGAAACTTTGCCCGATTCGTGTATTCCAGTAAAATATATTATATTAAATCCAGCCGATATAAATATAGTAACATCCTCTTCTTTTTTAGATAATGTTTATGTTAAAATTTTAAATGATTACGAGCTTCAAACATTAATAAATCCAAAAACCGAATCTGATAGGAAGATCGCAGAAAAAATACCTGAAATAAAAAACATCTTGGATAGAAAAGCTATGTCTCAAAAGATGGGTATACCTTCTGGGCTGAATAACATAGGATTAGAATTAGATAAGGATAGACTTGTTGCAGTTTTTTATAAAAAGCAAAATTATGAGCCGCTGTCTGTGCCGATGGGATTCGCTGTTCTAGAAGATATAAATTCCAAACTAGAACTTAAAAAAATAGATCAAGCGATAGCCAGATCTGTTCAGCAAGCTGTGTTAATGATTACAATGGGAGACGATAAAGTTGGAATGCCGAGCGCGCAAAACTTAAGCTCAATGAGGAAACTTTTTGAAAATCAGAGCGTGGGCAAGGTTCTTGTTGCCGATTATACGACTAATGCAAAATTTGTGATTCCAGATATTGGAAACCTTCTCGACCCTAAAAAATATGAAATACTTGATAATGATATAAGAATGGGTTTAAATAGCATTCTTTTTGGAGAAGAAAAGTTTTCTAATACTTCCATAAAGGTGAAAGTTTTTTTTGCTAGATTAAAATATGGTAGACAGAAGTTTTTGAAAGATTTTTTAATACCAGAAATGAAAGAGGTTGGGAAAGCTCTTGGTTTTAAGCAAATCCCTACGCCGAAACTTGAAGATGTTGATTTTGAGGACAATGTGCTTATGAGCAGGGTTTATTCTAGACTTATTGAGCTTGGCGTATTAACTCCTGAAGAAGGGTTTGACGTTTTTCAAAGTGGAAGACTCCCAACTGCAGAAGAAAGTATCGAGTCGCAAAAAAGATATAAAGATTTAAAGGATAAGGGGTACTATAAGCCATTGATAGGAGGAACTAAGGAGGGAGATGGGGCTTCTGGAACTGGCGGTAATAAGAATCCAGCTGGAAATACTGGAAGGCCTTCGGGAACAAGTGGAATAAAACAATCTATTCCTAGAAAAGTATCTGCTGAGACTTCTAATAATCCTATAAACGATAATGTTTTTAGTTGTAATAAAATGAAATCGGTTATGGCTCGTTTAACAGATATAGAAAAAAAAATAGAGCTATCTTTAAAGAAAAAATTTAAAATAAAAAAATTAAATACAGAGCAATTAAATATTGTTTCTGAAATAGCAATTATAGTTGCTCAAAATGAAAAAATAGAAGATTGGGATCTCACTTTTGAACAATATATAGAAAATCCATCGAAAACCAACTCTGAAATCTATGGCGAAATTGATAATTTAGCCATTTTACATTCATTAGATAATAGATCAGCTTCAATTCTTTTCCATAGTAGAAGATAGATATGACATTTGTATAAATATAACGTGTATAATTATTATTGGTTATTTTATATAGAAAAAAAATGAATTTATGTCTAATAATATGAATGGGCTTGATATTCCGATTGGCTTTAGAAGGCTTAATTCTTTTCCATTAGACTCTTCTTTCGTTTTTCAGACGGTTACTGGATTACAGGATTATGCGTTAAATAATCCTACTGCATATTCTGGTCAATTGTGTTCTGTTGTAGAAAATGAAAAAGTTTATATCATAAAAAATGATAAAACTATTAGAGAATTAGTATACGGATATGCTACTTCTGGAGATCTTTCTGGTTACTATCCGGTAAATAATCCGAGTGGGTTTGTCAATTTACAACAAGTTTCTGGAGTCGTAAATGATTCGAGTAAGAAATTTTCCCTATCCCTTCAGACCGGTATTTCCAAATTAGACGTAAATTTTCCAATTCAATTTAATATTATTCCGTCTATTTTTTGTAATATTGACGGTGGAGATGATATAATTTATCAAACTTTAATTAAAAATAAAACTGTTTCAGGTTGTAGTATTTTTTTTTCTGACACTATTCAAGAACAAAATTGTTCTTTAAATATTTTTGTATCAAACAAAAGCTTTTAATGTGTATTCATACATTATGAATCAATTTTTTATTCAAACAAAATTGCTGCTAAGTGGAGAGTGCGCACCATTTACTGGGCAGTCTGTAAATATGGCTAGGGGCAGAGATGCTGTTTTTACCGCTTACACTAATGTTGATGGTGGGTCAATTTATCTTCAGTATAAAAGTCCATTTTTTGAAGGCGATTGGGTGGATTTTTACTCTTTTGACGCAATGAAATCCGGATATGCCGCTCCAGTTTATTTGACAACTCCAATAACACATGTTAGAGCCATAGCGAGTGGGGTGGGAAATTTCTGGTGTGGATTTACAACTCAAAATTAATAAATGATTAAAAATATATCCATTGCAACAATAGAAAAGCAGGCTTTTCAGGGAGACATAGCTCGATTTGAATTTGCTGATGAGATTACTTTTAATCAAAGTACTGCTGATCCATCGACTCTTTATTTATTTACTGGGGGGGCTTCGGATACTGGAAATTATATAACCGCAAGCCAAACTGGACTTTTTTATCCTGCTTCTAATCCTAGCGGCTTTATAAGTACGGTTGTTGGATCTTTTTATCCTATGAATTCTAACCCAAGCGGGTATATTCGTAGTAATCAAACTGGCGCATTTTACGCCGCTTCAAATCCAAGCGGCTTTATTACCGGCGTAAACCTTTCGAGTTACGTGACTAATTCGCAAACTGGCGCATTTTATCCTGCGTCAAATCCAAGTGGATTCATTACCGGCGTAAACCTTTCGAGTTACGTGACTAATTCGCAAACTGGCGCATTTTATCCTGCGTCAAATCCAAGCGGTTTCATCACCGGGATTGACACGTCGAATTTTTACA